AAAGGTGATCCTCAGTATCGGTGTCAACGTCTTCCGGATCATCCGGATCGCGTTGCATCTGGGGCAGTAGCGAGATAGAAGCTCGGCAATGCTCCATGAAGTAGAGGCCTGGCCCTTCGCGATCCGAGAGTCGTTGGCGTACCAGTACCAGCCCGTTCTTGCGAGAGCCACTGGACTTATCAGCCCTGAGCCACAGAATACCCTTATCTGCCATCGTGTCAGCGATGCACTCGATGTCAGTCCGGGTTGTCTGGTAGATCTGTCCATCAGCGGGACCGCTTAGTACTTGACCACTGATCCAGCCAGAGGCCCGCATGTTTGCTTCTCGCTCCTTAATACCTTCGGCGATATCACCTGGAGCAAGTTTCAAGCCTTCGTTAGTTCCGAGTTCCCGAGTCATGTACCACTCGGCAATCCGGATGAATGAGCCAGCTGGGAATGCGCGGTGAACAACGTACTCCACCAGCTTGCCATTCTCAATCTTGCGTTCCTTATAACTGACCTCCTCCCCGTTGCTCTCTGCCCACCACCCCACAGAGGCAGGATGGGAAGAGCCCCAGTCGAGTGATCGGTCAATGCGCCAGCCCTTAGGGATTTGAAAGCGCGGTACAACATGAAGCTCATCTTTCCAGACATCGTCTAAGGCACCGCCCGCCACAATGTTCCAGTCGCCGTCGCGCATTGCGCGGATAAGGGCAGGATCGCCCAGACCCTCGAGACGGTCGATGTAATCAGGATCGTTCTCCACCAGCGTTGGGTTGTCGTCCAGTCTTGCAGGAATGTAGGCGCGCAACATGCCGCCATCTTTCTTGCGTGTCCTGGTAACTTCCATCGGAGGCGCATAGTCGACGAATGCACGCTTGACCCACACATGGCCTTTCCCGCCAGGGTTAGAACCACACAGGATCAACGGCAATCGATCTTTCAACATCACGCCAGGAGCAAGTTCCCGATCAGGGATCTCCAAACCGCCGAGTCGTACCCTGTTCCTCAGGAACCGATACTCTTTCTCGGTGAAGTGGGTAAGTTCGTCGACCAGGAGCACGTGAATCTCAGCGCCCTGGTATTTGAGCAGGTCTTTCTCATGCTGCAAGTGGCATAAGTGAATGGCTGCACCATTCCAGAACCTGATGACGTTGTTCGAATAGTTGACCTTCACCAACTTGGCTTTAATCAACGGATAGAGAATGGCGGGGAATCCGCCGGGGCCTTCCATGTGGTTTTTGTACAGGTCCGCAAAGTGACGCCGGAAGATGTACACCTGGAGACCTGGTACCAATGCGCAGAGCAGCACAGCGGCCACACGCATCAAATGCGACTTGCCCCCTCCAGCCGCTCCTCCGTACAGAATCTCTGTGGCGGCGCTCAGTAACACCGAGCCCTGCTTCTTATGCAGGTTGGCTTGGAATGTGGGGGCAGTCGGTATATGACGGTTAAAAGCGGTCATTTGGATGCTCCTCAGGACCCCTGAGACGCCGTGAGACGCCCGATAAGCCAGAAACCCTGGCTACCATAGCGTTATCCCCGGATAATGCCCGCCAGGAGCTTCTGAAGGCCTCCTAGCAAAGTACAGCAACCGGACATCAATGCCCAGGAGCTGGTTACGTTCATTTCGTGGCCCGATTCCACTATGCAGTAGGCACAGGCTCGGGTCTTTCCTGCCCTGATGTCCCGAGCAAGTTGCTCGAGTTCATCGGCCATGGCCATCATCGACGCATCGACGTGAACATCAGGGAGTTTTAGTTGGGATACTTGGCTCATACCAGTCCACCAGTTTGTTGTGGAGAGCTCTGCACCGAAGTGCATAGTTCCGCCAGTCAAGGTAGATGTCGGCCGCTTCCCAGCCATCAGCTGGCTTCTTCGGTTTCGGGGTCGGACCGCATCGTTGAAGGAGGGGCTTTGGAGGGTAGACCTTTTCCAGCTCCGTCCTTACCAGGGTCTGCGGGTGGGGTAGGGGTTTTACAGGTTCCGTCGTACACGCAGCCAACAGAATCAGGGATAGGATTGTCGAGATACCTTTTCGCATCGTCGTCTTTCTCCAACAGGATGAGTCGATTGCGCAGGACCTTATCCGACTGCGACAGTGAGGAGTATGTATCAATCAACTCCAGGATGCGCTCCCCATCAACCCTCCGTTGGTTCGCGATGTCCATTATGATGTTCTCCTGAGCGGAGTTGATCGTCTCGGCTGTTTCCAGTCGATCCTCAAAAGCCCGAATGGTGTTTTCGGACTTCTCCAACTCCTGCTGCACAGTCTCCACCTTCTGAGCCTGGACCTGGACACGAAAATGATTGGCCACTGCCAACCCGGCACTAGCCACCAGTACTCCAACCAGGCAGTACTCAATCCACAGACGGACGTTGATCATCGGGAACTCCCATTTTCTTTCTGAACATGGGTTCGAGTAATCGGATAGATGCACTTGCACCTAGCCAACCTGAAACACCCACGATCACCCCAGTCATCTCAGGGCTCATGTTGGCAGCACTGCAGGCCAGATAGAACAGGATCCCAGCGAAAGCCGCTGCACTCGCTTCAACGATGGCGCGAGCCAGGGACGGTCGAACACCCTTGTCCAGAGTGCGCATGATGTATCCTAATGCGCCTCCGATCCAGGCGAGTCCTGTGTAGGCCGCCATCTTCAACCACCAGGAATGCTCATCGTTCATCCCTTATCCCCTTAAAGCCCTGCTCACGCCTTCGTCGATAATGGCATCAGAGTAAGGCAGGTGTCCATTCTCGTGGGCAATGATCGCGACCAGGAGTGGCTTCATGATCAGGCGTGACTGCAGCATCAGCGGATCTTCCGCCTTCACACGCATGGACTTGGCCACAGCCTGGATGTACGCCTCAGTGTTGTTCTCGTTACCAGGAGCCCAACGACTGATAATCTCTCGAACAGTGTCGATACCTGGAGCGCCCACACCGGGCATTCCATCTTTGCCCCGATAGTTCAGGATCAACTTACCCATGGCGCGAATGCCGTTCTCGGGCTCGTCGAAGATTGAGAAGCGACCACCTTCCTCCATACCCAGTTGGCCTTGCCATTTGTTGCGTGGGTTGAAGTCGATGTTGCCAGGGTTGTTGTTGCGAATGCCTCGTGCGGTCATAACTACGCTCCGATGGTGACGTTGATGATTGGCTGCACCGCGATGGGGTCAGTGTCGCCCTTCTTATATCGCTTGGCATCGAGTAGATACCTGAGCAACTTCTCTTCGCCCCCGAGCGCTTGTGTAAAGGCTTCATCTTCGAGCCGATCCACACTGTCCTCCACAGCATCCGCATAGGCAATGGCGAATTCATCGTCCATGCGCTGCCTGCGTACCCAGTCCCGAGAAACCCCCGCTACCTTGCACGCCTTCCGGACCGACCCGTGTCGAGCCAGCTCTCCCAGGAAAACAGCTGACTCGTCGCGGGCGACCCCTCGTTTATGGGCCATAAGCGCCTCTATGTGTGAGCCTCCATAACGGCGATACGGAGGAGTTCGCCTTTGGCGTGTACCAAGGGCACCGGGAACACCTAACAACAAAAAGGGCCGCCGTAGCGACCCTCGTACCTCACTTGCTGTTAGATATTCAGCTCAACCACCTGTCTCAGCACCTCCTCCAGAACCTCTGCGAAGCGCGTCTCCACTGTCCCCTCGTTCTTGCCGTCGAAGGTCAGGGTGTAGGGGATGCCGGCCACTGTCAGGCGGCGAGCGATCTCCAGGCAGGTCGTTATGCGTTTTGCGGCTATTGCCATTTTGTAGCTCCAGGTAAGTAGGCGTTGTTGCCTACAAACCTATTCTACCAACAACTAAAGGCCCCTACCATGGCTGGTAAGGGCTTTTTGGTTAGTTAACGAATTGGACCAGGATGAATCCAACCAGGCAGAAGATCAGGTAGGCTGCAACGCAGCCCCCCAGGATGAAGACCGCGTAAACCCACCTCATATCCAGTAGAGCCGGTTTTCCATCAGGCTGGCAGGATCCAGGCCATATTCCTTAACATCCTCCCAGTCCAGCTCAGTGACGTCGGGAGCGACAGGGTAGCTCTGCATGGCTACCACATAAGCATGACCCAGGATAAGGATTTTGAAGAAGAGCATAATTATTCTCCGAGTTAGTAGCGGCTTGCTACAGGAGTAATTATACCACCTCAACAAAGGGCCTACCATGGAGGCAGGCCCAGATAATTAGCCCTGGAGAGTCAGGTGAGCGCCAATCCCCATCAGGTATTCCAGGGATCCGAGTTCCAGCTTCTCCCACTCGGCGTCGTAGCCTGCCTGGTCGAGGTCGTCGTTAAGAACCTGGTCGATCTCGTCGGTCAGCTTCTGGTCCAACTCGTCCACACGGTCGCAGGTGACGGTGATCAGGCGGTTGCGGAATGCGAATGTTGCCTTCATGGTAGTGCTCCTGGTTGGTGATGGCTTTATTCTACCACCTCCACCTGCTACCTACCATGGTCGTGCGAGAGAGCCTGGGCCTCGTTTGGAGGCGTGTAGGCCTGCGTTACCCTTGGGTTCGCTTTGGCCCTCCGCCTCGTCACGCCTGCTGCAGAGCATTCTGGGCACTGGTGATTCGAGGCATAACGCAGCTTGTGACCC